TACGACAGTGTGCAGACCGATCAGAGGCTCACGGTCTGGACGGTGATGCTGTCAGCAATCAGTTCCACGACGAGGGGAATGGCGATGCTGGTCGCCACGATCAGGATTATTTCGACGGCGGTCAGCAAAAGCGCGCGTTTGTTCGACATCATAACGGCTCCGCGACGTTACCGGTCATGTAGCACAATGCGCAGTTGTGACGCAGAGTGCATTGTGGTCTAGGCCGATCGAACTAGTCGATTCGTTCTAGTCCGCCTGTCAGGTCGCGTCGTGTGAGAGCGTCCGGGAATGGCGCGACGTTTGCTGGCACATTCCGGCCTATCTCCCGCTCAAGATAGTTCTGAGCGTCACTATAGGTTTGAACGACGCCGTTGCGCCGCAGTCGAAAATCGAAAGTGGGCGCCTCCGACTTCCACTTCACGGAAAACCCGTTCGCCACGGCGAGCACCTCGGCTGCTTTCAGTCGCGCGCCTTTCGACGCGAGCTTGACGACGGTATCGTCACCCCACGTTTTTCGGCGCGATGCGTTTTCTTCCTCCGATGTCGAGCGCTCGCCCCAGATCGCATAGATTTTCCGAGCGGCAATCGCGATCTTATGTCCGCTCGCTTCTTGTTTCCACAATCCCAACTGTGGCGTGACGATACCGCCAATTTTTTCAGGTCTATCCATTAGTCCTTCAGGAAACTTCTTCGCCGTAATGCTATCTGTATCGCAATAAAGTGGTTCCTCTGCATCGCAGAGCGCTCGGAATAGCATTGCTCTAGCGGCAGCCGTAATTGAAGCGGCTGTAAGCACGTTTTGATATCCGGTTGTGCTGTCTGCTTTAATTTTCCAGATGCGTAGTTTTCCGCATCCGCCTGAGAGCGCATAAGCAATCTCAACGTTTCCTGATCCCAGGCATACGACGCATCGCGTTCCATCGCTCGTTGCACCATTTCCATTACAGGTTGCACATTGTCGTTTTTCTTTATTTGGCTCGCCATCTTCCATATCGAGATATTGATAGTTCGAATAATTTCGAGGGTTCATTCCGTATTTACCATAATAGGAGTTCATCCGCAGCTTACAGAATTCATCCATCATTGCTGCTTGTGGCCAATGTTCCAATCCCGATTTATGTAGTTTACGACGTTCCTTCCAAACCAGACGTTCACGATACAGCGGCAATACGAATGGCTTAAAATCTATCTTTAATTGACAGTCGATTGACTTAAAAACCTTGTGTATTTTGAGCCTTCCGGTTTCGATCCCCATGCGTAACTCATGCCCGGATGCCTTGAACCGTCCGAAACCAACGGGAAACTGTAATCCGTTTCGCGTAACGATCGGCAACGCGCCTTTCGACCAGCATTCCACGTCCGCGAAATCGGTTGTCTCGGTTAGTTCTTTTCCGAACTTGAGATGTTGCAGTCCGCCGACAGGATGCTTGAATAGGATCATGGCCGACGGATACATAGAATTCGCGTCAAAAGCTGATATCGGCTTTTCGATCACACCTTGTTTGAACAGTTGAACGCGGCCGCCATAATAGTAGGGCCTAAGCGCGGCATCTTCTCGTTCGGATAATTTGTAAAATGTCTTACCGTTCGGAAACACTGGTGACCCGGCTTTCATTGCGTCATTCCCCATGCGAAAACTGGCGCTAGCCATGGTTGTCCATTTCCGTCCGAACGTATCAAAACCTGTAATCAAAACGTCATACAACCCGACACAATCCTGTTTCAGGTAGGTCCTGATTTCCTTGCTATGAATGTTGCGAAATTCCGGTTCCATTTTCCAGTATTCAATTTCACGCTTGTTTTCGAAACGTGACAGCGGAACCGGAAGTCGCGCATAACTGTCAGATACAGTATGGTGAAAGAGTTCTGCGTCTACTATTCGTCTATTAATGACAAGAGGTTTGCCACGCAAATGCTGCAACATGAACATAAAGTCGAAGCGGCCGCCGTTGTGTGCGAATATTTGCAACGGTTCCGCAACACCGTCTCGAAGATAGTCAAGTAATCGTTCTGTGCTGTCGATACCCCAAAATTCCTTATAGGCAATTCCGTCATACAATCCCCACGCGAACGGTTGTATATTGCGACAGAAAACGCCGCGCGATGAAAACCCGAATGGATCGGTCTCGCAATCGAGCACCGCGATTTTCTTCGTTTTCGTTTTCGTGTTCTTAATACCGGTTCCATGCAGCATACTCCCCCGATTAGGGTTCACCGTGCTAATGACCACGGCTGGCGCGCTCCCCGCGCTTCCGCGCACTTCTTTCGCGATCGCGTAACCGTTTCCGGTCGCGGGCTAATCTGTCAGCTTCTTCCTTTTCAATGCTGCGATTGACCGCGTATATCTCGGGCGGAACGTCGGGCGCGAAGAAGATGACGTGTTTTTTGATTTCCGTTTCAGACGTGGTTGAATAGAAAATTCGAAAATGATCTAGTGTTTCTTCCGGTGTCTGAAACACATGATAGGACGGAGAGCCCCAAAACGTAAACGCCATTCCGTAAGGGTGTGGGATTTGTCGAAATGCAGCACGAATGCTTTCTTCTAGCGTCAATGCTTCGTCCAGGCGATGAATGACGCCAGCTCCTCGCGGTGCGCCTACCTTCACCAGCTTTCCGCCTTTCCCCACGCGGACCGATGACGGTGTTATGGCGCGACCCTTGCGGACTTCCACGCCCGCCGCGCGCAATTTTGGAATGTCCTTCTTGGAGACCTTGGTTACGCGCTCTTTACCGGCCAGCACATACTGGTAACGATCCACTAGACGTTGCTGCGATTTCGTGATTTTGATGGTGCGAACGTCGCCCGAATACAGTCCCTTCCGCTTCAATTTGCTGAGACCGCTTCGGATCGATTTCGCCTGAGCGTCAGAGATGGCTTTACTCTGACGCGGAGATTTAGTAGATTTCTTGCGTGCCATCTGATCCCTGCCCGGAGCAGATTGTTGCCCGCGACGTGCCCTGCTCAGGCACCTCGCCACCTTGGACGGCCCGCCATTATCAGTGGCGGGCCGTTTGACATTATGGCATCATCGGTCGCGGGCGTGCAATGGTCACGAGGGACAATTCGATATGACGAGCACGTTTAGTCCGACTGACATTGGCGCCAATTTAGTATTATCCAATGGTAATCTAACGGTGGCACCGTCCGGTTCCACTCGCTCTTGGCGTAGCGTCCGTTCAAACACCGCACTATCATCCGGTGTTCATTATTTTGAAGTCTACGTTTCGAGCAATTCGGGAGGCTACGTTATGGCAGGCGTCATGAACGCCAGCGCATCGCTCTCCAACTACGCCGGATCGGACGGGAACGGTATCGGTTGTCAGGTTAACGCTAATTCTAATTTTGAAGTCTATAGAAACGGCGCGGGACAACAGCTAGGCATAGTTGGTTCCGGATTTAGTATCGGAATAGCAATCGACGTAACGAACGGGTTGTTCTGGGTCAATTCGCCGAATGCGTGGAACGGACAACCCGACAATTATCCTGAGAACGGCGTAGGAAGTTCATATTTTACACTACCAACTGGCGCGATCTATTTTGCCGTTTCGATCTATGGCAATTCCACAGATAACGTTTTTGCCACTGCATTTCCTGATTTTCCCAATTTCTCACATTCGTTCGGTCCTTACGGATTTCTGGATTGGGACGGCGGGTCATTGGAAACGCTGCCCACGCTGCCGGCGGGTTATACGATCTGGAATGCAAACGATGAAGCACAGTACGGATTTTGGCTGACGGGGGATACGCTCGCCAGTGACAATCAGCACGCAGGCATTCAAATTGCCTACGGATCGAATGCCGCCACGGCGTGGCGGTCTATCCGATCCAATACATTCTATAGCGCATCCTCTAGCGTTACTAAAATTACGCTACAGGCAACGTGCCTCGGGCTGATCGATGGACAGCACACAGTCATTCTGGGTTTGGCGACAGCATCGGCTCCGTTGACCACCTATTGCGGCGGCGATGTTGGTAACCAGGGTATTGGCTTTCAGGTTTTCCAATCTTCCCAGATTATTCAATATATGGGAGGGAACACGATACAGACGCTCGGCGCTTGGAGCGTCGGGCCGTATCTCCAATTCGCGTTTGATTTCGTTGCACAATTGTTGTGGGTCCAGGGAAACGCAACCTATCTTTGGAACAATTCTGCAACGGCTAATCCGGCGCTTGGTATTGGCGGCATATCGTTCGCCGCACTCGGTAACGGCCCGTTCTACATGATGCTGTCAATGTATGCTCCGCAGTCCGCATACGCGGAGTGTGGCATGCGGTTCGCGCTGTCCGATTACCCTGGATTGGTTCCGGTCGGCTATACACCGTGGGACACGTATGTTCCGGGTTCGCCGCCTCCGCCCGCCGGCACCGGATTTCCAATCGTTATTAATCCGCCGATTTGGGCACCATCGATGCCGTGCTTTGAATTACCGTGCGGTGCGCAGGGTTACTACAGACAGATTGGCTACTGACGCAGGCACCGAAACAGAAGAAGGAAATTGTTACATGGCAACAAGCTCACAAGGATCGTTGGCCGCTAGTCCGGTCGCATCGTCCATTATTCCGCCGGGCAAGGAAGGCCCACGAGCTGTCGCGGTCACGGTGGATTTCACCGGGGGGTCCAGTTTCGTGCTCAATCTGGAAATTCTGCAAACACGCAACGTTCTGTCAATGATCCAGGGGTTGTTCTATGACAACAGCACGAATACCAGCAACGTCGCGATACTGTGTGGTATCACCGGTCAGACAATCTATGTTCCCAGTTTCGCCCAAGCCTATCTTCCGTTGCTGCTGCCAAATCCGCCGACGCTGACATTCACAAGCGCAGGATCGTTCGTTACGTATTGCCAATTGCTGAACATGCCGATGCCCGCATGTGTGTGGAAAGTTGCATAAGGATAGTGCCATGATGGGAATGAATTTGTTGATGCAACAAATGCTAGGCATCAATCCAGAGGATATACAAAAGGCCGTCAACGAGTTCATGACGAAAATTCAGGACGGTTTGACAACGCTCACTGAAAAACAGGCTGAGATTGATAGATCGTTGGCATTGATCGAACGACAGAATGAAATGCTGATCGAAATGATGCAGACGATGACGTTGACCGTGAACGACCGTTCGAGCGATCATTTCAAGGTTCCACGCAATCTGCCGATGATCGCATTCGACGCGGATCAAGTGTTTCCGGCTCATCCTGCCGCAGTTTCTGCCAATCGACCGGCATACGTGCGCGAGCAATGATGTTCCTGACCGGGATGCATCACCCGAGCGATGCTGCGAAAGTCCCGGCGGCATTTGTGTCGGTGCATGCTGTCGCTAAGAGAAAGTCTGGCTTCCCAGCTAGGCGCTGCGTTCTGGATAGTGGGGCGTTTACAACGATCATGAAACACGGCGGATACCCGGACCCAGTCTCAAACTACGCGGCCCAAATCCGCAAGGTGAAAGGCTGGCTTGGCGCGCGGCTACTTGGTGCTGTCTCTCAGGATTATATGTGTGAGCCTCATATGCTGGCTAAGACTGGTTTAACAATTGCTGAACACCAGCGCTTGACTATCGAACGCTATGACGCGCTGCTGGAGTGCGATGTCGCGGGAACTCGGATTATTCCGGTGCTACAGGGATACAACCCGTCCGATTATGCGGCCCACGTGATGGCTTACGGCAAGCGCTTGGCTCACCGCGCATGGGTAGGTGTCGGCAGTATTTGCAAGCGGAACAGCAATCCACACGCCATCGCAGCGGTCCTGCTGGCGATAAAGCGGGTGCGGCCAGACCTTCGTTTGCACGGCTTTGGTGTCAAGATTACCGCGCTCAGCCTACATCTCGTGAGGGACCTTCTGTTTAGCGCCGACAGCATGGCCTGGAGCTTCGCGGCGAGGATGGAGGGCCGGAACGGGAATGACCCCGCCGAGGCCGTCAGGTATAGTAAGCGCGTGGCCACGATGTCCGTTTGACCTACTCAGAGACCATCAACCCGATATGCCGGATAACCCGTTTCCGAAGGGACAACTGTTAAATGGATGAAACAAATGAACCTGCCGCGGATGCGGCCGAAGCGGAAGAAATATCGGCATCTGCCGCTCAGATTGCTGTTTTGGCCGCTGAGCAAGCAATTGCGCTACAGGAACAGCAGACCGCCGAGGCGTTGGCGGATGCGGCGATCGTAATCGAGGAAAACAAATCATCGGAGCGGGATCAATGGCAGGCGATAGAGACACTGAGGGCGGAACAATCGGCGGCGCGGGAAGCGATGACGACTTCGTTCCAAAGTCTTTCAGAACAACTGAGATTGATGCAGGAAAATTTGGCTTCCGCGTCGAGAATCCAGGAACAGGAAAGCCTGGAACCGCAGACACCGGAAAAACTGGAACAACCGAAAACGGACCTAAAAGAGGCCGCCCGAAGAAAAGCACGGTTTCAGCGCCTGTAAACGTTAAGGGTCTTGAAGCAATGCTGCTATCGTTTCACACGATGGCAGCCATGGCGTTCAAATGTCCAGAGATGGCTTTGGAAGCGCAGGAAGCGCAGACGCTGGCGCTCGCTGGAGCGAACGTGGCGAAATACTATCCGACGGTTGTCGATGAACGCCAAATCGCGTGGGCGAATTTGATTATCGTTTTGATTGGCGTATACGGCACGCGGTTCGCGGCGGTCGGAATTAGAAGGAAGCGAGAGAAAACGCGCAACGCATCGGCGCCGATCAATAACATCATTACAATGCCTAACGCATCGTAATGCGCCTTCCCGATCTCACACAACGAATTGCCATTGTTGGCCGGACTGGTTCAGGTAAGACACAAGCGGGGGTGTGGCATCTGTCGCAGAAAGATTTCAATCGTCACAAATGGCTGATTTTTGATTTCAAGAACGACGAATTGATCAATTCGATTGAAGGCGTAAACGAATTGTCAGTTGGAGAAGCACCTAAGCGGAGTGGGCTGTATATCACACATCCCACGCCAAAGGATGAAGACGACGTTGAAAAGGCGATGTGGAAAATCTGGGAGAACGAAAACACCGGTGTTTTTGTCGATGAAGGATACATGATCGGAAATCGTTCTCCTGCCATGAATGCGTTGCTGACGCAGGGTCGCAGTAAACGCATTCCTATGATTGTATTATCACAACGTCCAGCGTGGATGTCTCGTTTCGTTTTCAGCGAAGCGGATTTCTATCAAGTTTTCGGCCTCGCGGATGAGGAAGATCACAAGCGAGTGCGGCAGTTCATTCCGAATTATAAACGCGGCATTCAATTACCTCGATATCACAGCATCTATCACGACGTGTCCGAATACGACACCGTTCTGTTGACACCGGTTCCGGAGCGCGATGCGATCCTTGATGCGTTCTCGGAAAAACTTCGGCGCCAACGCAGGATTATTTGACTGGGGGGACTTGACGCTGCTAGAGTGAGCTGCACCGACCGTTCCCGTGAGGATTGATAACCAATGGAAACGACTATCAGTTGGAACGCCACCAACATGGTCACGATTTGGCTCATGGCCGCAATTGGCTTTGCCGTCATAGGCTTTGCGGCCCAAGCTTACAAAAAGAGCAAGGTCGGATGACATGGATTGGTTGCCGCTGAATTTTGCGATCCTGCGCAATCCGGTCAATTGGCTTACAGTCTGGACACTGTTGCTATTAGCGGGATTGTTGCTTGATCGCATTCTTGAGTATCACACCGGTCAGCCTGCTCCAATCAATTCGTAATCACATCAATCCATAGCGGGAACGCGAAATGTCTCAGTCACAGCAGATGACGCCCTTTCAGCAAAACCAATACGCGAATGCGCTTATCAAAGCGCAGTCGTTGGAAATGCTGCAACAGATTTCGTCCGGAACGATTTCGACACCGGTAGCGGGATCGAACGTGTTGAACATTTCGCCGCGCAACGTCGGATTGATGCGCGGGTTTTACATCGAAATGTCGGGCACAATTACGAATTCGAGCACATCGACCGCGCTGACGCGAACCAATCTCGGACCTTACAATATGCTCTCCGGGATAACGTTCAACGATCTGAACAACAACGTTAGGCACAATACAACAGGCTGGCATCTTGGATTGCTCGATACGATCCGTAAAGGTTATCCGTATCCCTCGGGTTACACCAATTCGTCGCCTGTCAATTTTGGGAATAACTGGACGAACATCGTCCAGGCGGCATCGTCAATCGCGGCCTCGGGAAGCACCGTTGTCAAAAACACGTTTTACCTGCCGCTTTCCTATTCCAAGGATGATTTGCGCGGCAGCATCTACATGGGCGTGGTGAATGCCACCGCTAATTTGCAATTGACGGTCAATCCAACTCCGGTCATCGCCAGCGGCGACGCCACGCTCGCGATGTATTCCGGTGCGACCGGAACGCTCACCGGATTGTCCTATACGATCTATCAGGACTACATCGATCAGTTACCGACAGGCAGCAATGGTGCGCCTGTGCTGCCGCTGACCGATCTATCAACCGTGTATGAACTGCGCACGACTGCCAATTCCGCGATCAACGTTTCGCAGGACTATCCGGTTGCGTATCCAAATTTCCGGCAGTTCCTTTCGACCATGACAATATTCGACAACGGTGGCACGCTGAATAGCGGATCCGATGTCAATTACTGGTCACTACAAAGCGCCAACTTCACGAACATCTGGAAACTTGATCCGTATCTCGCGGCGCTTCTGGTTCGCGACATTATTTATACGGATTTCCCTCCGGGATGTTACTACTTCGACCACAGACGTAAACCGCTCGCAACGAATCAATTTGGGAATTTGAACCTAATTCTGAATGCCAGCACGATCAACACCGGTGCCCAGCTCCTCATGGGTTTCGAGGATTTCGCGCTCATTAACAATGTTCAGGGCGCAGGAAGCTTCCCGGGCGTTTAATTCTGGCATGGAGAATTAGACAATGGGAAACGGACTGGTTTCTCGCGTGATGGCGTGGTTGAAACAGCCATTCACGACGAATATGGATGTGGCGCAGTGGGGAATATTTGTCCTGTTTCTCATGTGCGTCTGCATCTTTTGGACGCGAGTTTTGCGCGACGTGGGAGTGGATTGAAATGAAGACGTGGCATATCGGATTGATTGTCATCATCGTGATTGCGTATCTTGTTGGCGTCAAGTTCCCGTCAATCGGGCAAAAGGCGCTTGGCACTGTCGGCTTGTCCTAATGTCACAAACCGGTATAACCTTTGGAACGATCATAATCGGCTTCTTTGTTTATGTGACTTCCAAAGGTGAACTCGGAAAATATTTGGCGGTATTCGGATTGTGAACAATGCCATTCATCGTTTTGTTCTGCGGTGTTGTTCTGATACTGACAGGATTGCGCGGCACGACCGGCCAGCTTGGCACGCTTCTCAAAGGCGATCTCGCGACTAAAAACGGATTTGGCACGTGGTTACTGGCGTTCTTTTTGGTGGGCGCAATAGGTTTTGTGCCAAGGCTCAAACTGCTATCGAATGCGCTACAAACCTTGCTGATTGTGGTTATCCTGCTCTCGAACAAAGGATTTTTCGCCGCGTTGCAACAAGCCGTGCAGTCGAGCGGAACCGGAACCGCGATCGCCACGAACACTGCCACGTCACTGTTGCCTCAGACGACCGGTACCGCCACGCCGTCCGGCAATTCCCTGGTTCTCCCAAACGTAAGTTTGCCGACGTTGCCGTTTCAGCCCACCGCGCCAAATAGTGGCACAACGATCCTGCCAGTAGGATAAACCATGAGCAGCCTCGTTAATTCAATCGTTGTGATCCTGACCGCAGTTGTCGGATTGGCAACCTTGTCCGTGGTCCTGTCGAAAAACGCGCAGACAACGCAGGTAATCCAGGCCGGTGGCAATGCGTTCTCCGCCATCCTGAACGCTGCGGTGCAGCCCGTGACAGGAAACGGCCTCAATCTGTCGTCGTTCAACAGCAATGCCTCAACCGTTCTCAATACTGCCAATTACGTTGGCGGATTTATGTAACTCACGGAGAAACGACTATGCGTGGTGAAATTGTAAATGCTCTGTTGAGTGTGGTGACGGCGCTGATCGGATTGGCCGCGTTGAGCGTGTTCCTGTCCAAGAACGCCAACACGACGGCAGTTATCAGTAGCGGGTCATCGGCCGTCAATTCCGGAATTGGCGCTGCAATCGCGCCTATTACCGGGAGTAATTTCAGTTTTGGCAACGGAATGAGCCTTACAAACTACTAGGACCAATCCCGTGGCGAACAAAATCGTAACGGCGTTCAGTTACGTCAAATCGCGGTTTGTCAATATTGGCGTCGGAACCGGAAACAGTGTTTTCATTCCGAACCATACGCTACCGCGCCAGACGCTTCGGGCTCAGGGTAAGCCTATCCTGACATGGGTGCGGGCTATCGGACAGCCGCAGGTCTATTACGGTTTGTCGCTTGCGAATGTGCCAGCGCAAGGACCGGGCGTTCCGACCGGATCGGTTGATTTTACGCCGTTGCAACAGTCTCTCGCCGTGCCCCTCGGTAATCAGATCGTTCCGGGCGGCAGGCTTTCGACAACACCGGAATTTTGATCCATGTCCGCAATTGAGTGGATTAAGAAGCATGAGATACCAATCGCGCTTGGTGTCATTGGCGTTGGTGCGGCGTATCTCATTATCTCTCGTTTGGGGGGCTCGACAGCAGTCGCGTCAGGAGGCGCCGACCCGAACGTCCTGGCTTACGATGCGCAGGCGAACCAATTGTCCGCGCAGGAAGCGGCGCAACAGGCGAACCTTGCCGCGCAGACCCAGGCGGCGCAGGACCAGATAAACGGTCAATTGAGCATCGCCCAACTGTCATCGACCGATACGCTGGCACAAATTCAGGCGAACGCCACCAACAACGCACAATCAGAAGCTGTCGCGGCTTATGCCGCGATGTTGAATGCTGGCGTTTCAAACCAACAAACCGCGGCACAAGTAGCAATCTCCAACGAAGCCCAATATACGCAACAGGACAGCATTGCCGCCCAAGAGGCTTTGGGCGTTTACAATCTACAAGTTCAACAGAATATCAACGGACAGAACAATGCCGCTGCTACCAATCAGGATTTGATTAACCAAGCTTCGGCGTATGGCATCTCGCAATTGGCAGCAAACGAAAACATTGCGATTGCCGCCGGAAACAATCTGACGCAAGGTTCAATCGCGGCCTCCAACAATCAAACGGAGGAAGCGATTGCGGCGGGTGTCAATTCGGCTCAATATGGCATTGCCAATTTGAATGCCGCGACAGCGATCGCCACGAACGGACAGAACGCGGCGACAGCGCAGTATCTTGGCAATCTGAATGCTGGAACGCAACAGTATCTCGCCAACGTGGCCGGGCAGGTTTCCATGGGTCAGACACAGGGAAACGTTTCGATCGCGCAAATAAATGCGAATGCGCTCCAAGGCATCGCTAAAACGCAGAGTAACACGTCCACCACGAATAGTGCTTTAGGCGCGATCGGCGGCATAGCCTCTTTGGCGGCCGCATTCCTATGAGGACGATCTGTCATGGACACTAAGGAACGCGACGCGCTGTATATCGGTGGCGGATTGATAGGCGTGCTAGGTGTCCTATGGTTCGTCCACAATCAGTCGCGCGCTAATTACGCTAACGTAACCTCGCCCGCCGCGCCCGCCGTGCTTGGAAACGTGACCACCGGTGGGCCTTTCACCACCAATAACGGCCAGCCGATCCTTTCAGCGGCGAACGGCGGGAGCGGAACGTCCGACGTGCAGTTTCCCGTGCTGCCCGGATTGAGCGCCAATTTCCCAAACGTTCCAAATGCATGGATACCTCAAGCCAGAGTGCCAGGCACCGGCATTACAATCGGTCCGAATACGTCAAACAACGCGGCGCCCGATTTGAATTTTGGTGGGTCGACATTCAATATCGGCTCGGGCAACACAAGCGGCGGCCCAGGAGATTGCGCATGCGCGGCGCCGTGCGGCTGTTCGGCTGGCGATCCAACCCAATCTTTGATGTCGTTCGCGGCGCAGTTACAGGCGATGATGCCCGCACTCGGACCGCAGTCGCCCTATGCCGCCAATCTGGCGTCAGCCTACGTGCTCGCCGCAACCTGAACGGAGATTTCCAATGGCAGATACTGGTATTGTTTCCGCGCCTAGTGGATTACCGACGGGCGGGTTTCATCAACCGGCCTACCATACGAATTTGTATGGGACTGTCATCCATCCGCTACAAAATCCAAACCCGAACCATGTTCCGGTTATATTTTCGCAACAATTCGTGCAATCGGCTCCAATATCGCGCGCAACAAAAGTCTCTCGTGTGATTGCGCCGCTGACGCATCCTGTTGCCGGATTGGCACCTTTCTAAGCCGATGTCTGGATCGCAGTCACCGTTTGCCAATCTGCCGTTTGTCAGTTACGGGCCGACAACTGGCCTTGTTACGGCAACGGCAACGAACGCCATTCCCATGTCCATCCCGCAGACGGATGCTCTGGGACAGCCGATCTATAATGCCACATCGGCAAACGCCACGTTGATGTCTACATTCAACAAGGCCGCCGGTAGCGTTTTGGCATTGCAACAGTCGGTGGGGATAGGTCCGAAACCTACGGTCCCCAGTGCATCGTCCGCCAGCGCGCCAGCGTTCGCTCCAACCACCTACACCGGAACACTTGGTGCCACTCCCTTCGCGACGGCCACCGCGAATATTCCGAACACCGGAACAGTCGCTAATGGACCGACACAAACCGCTTCCAGCGACCCTTCCGGTTCGACCGGTTCGACCGTGCAGCCTCCTGCCGCGTCGTCTGGAACAAACAACACAACGAATACCACAATCGCCGATACCGGTTATTATTCGCCATATGGCGCATTTCCGAATGAGCCTGTCAGTAGCGGTGGCATTGATCCTTACCAGTTGGCGTCGATAGGAGCCGGACCGACAATCGACAGCACCGGAACGACTTCCGGTGGAGGATTGTGGGCAGAATTTGTGTCGTGGATTGAGAGTATCCTGTAAATGGCGACGCTCGTCCAAGAGCAGCAATTTGTTTCCACTTACTATCCGGCTGCTTTGGCAGCTTCCCAACAAACTGGCATTTCTCCTTCAATCATACTCGCGCAGGCGGCGCAGGAAACCGGGTGGGGCACGTCATCGGCCGCACTTAATCAAAACAACTTTTTCGGTATTTCGCCCGGTGGCAATCTCGCGACCTACAGTTCACCTCAAGAGGGTTTCAATGCATACGCTAACCTTCTCAATACCCCGAACTACAGTTCTAAACTCAGTGGGGTTAATCTCAGCGATCCTGGTAGCGTGGTTGGCGCTCTTGTGGCTGGACAATACAACACGGCTGATCCTAATTACACGAGCGCAGTTACTCAGATCACTGGAACAGTCCAACAAATCCTTGGCAATCTTGGTCTACCAAATGGAAACAATGGCGGAAACCCTTTCGCAACAAGCTCGGGCGGAATAGGGACAACCGAAGCGACGCCTGGATTGTCAACACCAACGAACGACCCCGGCGCGTCCGATCCTGTTCAACCTAATTCGGGCGGCGTTCTGGGGTGGCTGGAAACGCATGTCCTGTCATTTATCGTTGTCATCGTCGGCATGATCCTTGTTGGGGGCTCGTTGTTTCTGTTTGGCACGGATGCACTGAAACCGCCTTCATTATCTAAGAAAGTCATTTAGGAACGTTGCAGATGACACCTAACCAAATTGCGCAATGCAAACTCGACGAAGGCTTGATGCTACAGGTTTACGACGATGCGAATGGCGCATTGATCGTTCCGGGCTATCGCCTTATCGGTCATCCGACTATCGGTTACGGACGCGCATTGGACACCTCCGAGGGTATAACTTACAGTGAAGCGGACTTACTATTCAGCAATGATCTCCTGAATGTGCAACGTCTATCCTCGACTTACTCTTGGATCATTGACCTTGATCCCGTGCGACGCGGTGTGATCGAGGTTATGATTTTCAATATCGGTTTGCGCGGTGTCATGGAATTTGAAAACATGATAGCATCGATCAGACGGAAAGATTGGAACGGTGCGCGCGTCGCCATGCTTGATAGTAAGTGGGCGTTGGAAGTGCACGAACGGGCAAACCGTTTGGCAAACCAAATTGTAACTGGCGAGGATGTCGCGCCAATATGACGGAAAACGGAACAAACGGGGCTAACGGCAACGGAAAGAAATCGCCGGTTCTGTCGCCGCGCAACGCCCTCGGCTCGCCGGGATCGTCACTCGCAGGTGCCTCAGCAATCCTCGCGACCCTTGGACATACCGTCGCATCAAACGAATGGCCTACGACACCTTCACAGTGGGCGACCCTCGTGGTAGGATTGATCGCGGGATTTCTCGCGATACTGGCAAAGGGAAATACAGATGCCTGAAATTATTGATGAAGCGGTAACGATTGGTTCCGTTCTCGCCAAAATGGTGGCGTTGATCGCAAAGGTGCGAGATGAAGTGCTGAACGACTACACTCATCTCGCACCCGAGATTTCGACGGATATCGCGGTGCTTCATTCGGACATTGGAACTCTTGTGGCCGATGGTGAGAATGCGGTATCTGGCGTGTCTGGAAAGACAACGGTGAGTGGGGCGCCTACTGTCATCGCGTCCGCGCCGTTTGGCGATTTTGACAATGTGGCAAAGCCAACACCCCCCGCCGCGTTCAAAAACTAGCCGATTTGCTCGACGCGCACGGCCACAATGTTCACCAAACCTTGTGGTCGATTTGCGCGCTCATAATTGAGCGACGCAAGTAGCTGTTCAACGGCATGGCCGGGGGTAGGCATGGATACCTGTTCAAAAATGCCGAATGGTGCCTGAACCGTTACGCGCAATTGGTAGGTCACGTTCGCCTGATACGTAACCGGTCGCGGGAACTCGGAAATATCAGTTACCGCTTCGGTGCCCCCGGAGACAGGTTTTGCATCGCCTAGTTTTGGAATGCGGAATTTAATCTTCCCGTGCTCTCGAACCTGATACGCGGGATCATGACGCACCGCGTCGTTGATCAAGTCATCCAGATGCGGACCGAATGCTAAATCTGGCATTTTAAACTCCTGTTATGGATTGACGCGGTTTGAAACCGCTTGTAAAGTGTAGTCGCGATCGATCGTGATCGCAAGTGTATAAGGATTTAGACACCGTGGCGAAGAAAGTGACGGAAACGAGCGCGGAGAACACGAGTGCGGCGAACACGATTACAGGAATGGCCACGATCAAGACCGAGGAAACCGTGACGGAAACAGCGGACGCGGCTGACAACGATGATACGCCGCGTCGGCTCAAACGAACCTTCACCATGCGGACACTCGGCGGACAAGCGGAAGCACGGAAATGCCTCTCTATGGGGCCTAAAACAGCGGACGGGGAACACGTCGGAGCATATCACTACATGGGTCGCGTGTATGGACGGGTGTTCAAAGCCGAAATGAAAAACGGTATGCTTCCGAATGGTGAACCTGCCGCTAGCATCGTGATCGAGG